GTCGATCAGGCTCACCGGCCCGTTCCGCGCTCGCTGCGTGGGCTGAATCACTCAACCATGGCGCACGGCATTGCCGCTGCACTCAAGCGTTTCACCGAACCCTGCGAACCGGCCGCAGAGGTTGCCTAACACCTGCCGGATTTTTCATCTAGGAGCTTTCAACAATGCGTTTCGCACAAGTCATTCAAGTGGTCGGCATGAAGTCCAGCAAGGGCACGCTGGAGAACGGCACGGGCTACGACAGCACCAAGGTCTACGCCCTGGTCGGCCTGGACGATTCCAAGGGCACTGCCAAGGGTTCGGCCGTCGCCGAGTTCACGTTGGGAACCAGCGTCGAGTTCGACAAGTACAAGCACCTGCCGTTCCCGTTCACGGCCGACGCGGACATGGAAATGGTCACCAATGGCAAGTCCATGAAGACCGTCATGCACTCGCTGACCCCGAAGGCCGCAGAGCCCTCGAAGAAGGTCTAAGCGGGGCTAGCCCTGCTTCATCAAGAACGCAATTCGTTCCCGGTCCCATGTACGTGACTCGGTACTACGTTCAGGACGCAGAGGAGTTTTCGTTTCTCTGCGCGGATGGTGAGGGCGGCGTTTGTCACACGAAGCTGATCACCAATGCAACGCCGTTCGCAACCCCTGATGCTGCGAACGATGCGGTTCAGGACCACTGCGGCGGCGTAGGGGTGATCTTCTCTTGCCACCAGTTGGACGCATGAAACACATTCAACGTCTCTTCTCTCGTCTCGTCGCTTGGTACGTCCTCTGGGGTGCTAAGCGGCATGTGGTTCGCTTCCACAAGGGGCCTCGTAGATGAATGACATCGTTTCCAACATCGTAGAGCTGTCCGCATCGGCGGGACTCTATGAGCCTGGGTCTCAGTACCTCATCGGCTTCGGAACGGCTCTGGTTCTGGTTTTTGTGTATTGCCTGTTGTTTCGTCGTTGAGGTTGTAGTGGTGTGTCCCTCATCGTCGTGAGACGCCGGGGCCACATCGGTGCAAGTCCGAATGTCTCGGGCCACCTTCAAGGAAATGAAATGAAGAAGATCGTCGCTCTCCGCGCTGCCGTCCTGGCGTCCCTGGTCGCTGCTGCCGCCTCCGCTCACGCCGAGCTGCCCGCAGCCATCACCACCGAGCTGGGCAACGCCAGCACCGACCTGAAGGCGGCTGCCGCCTTGCTGATCGGCGCGATGCTGGGCTTCTGGGCCCTGCGCACCATCGGCAAAAAACTGGGCTGGTGGGGCTGATCCCCTAGGGGATAGAGGGGGCGCTTCGGCGCCCTCTCCCGTTATGGCCACCTTTGAAATTGCTGTGGAGTCGCTGCCTCCCACCACGCCCCAGTTCGAGGCGGTCTGTGATGTGGGCACGGCTGTCTGTGTTGTCGGCTCCTATCGGAACGACAAGAGTCGGTTTGGCGACTACAACGAACTGATGCTGCTCGCGCTGCCTGTCATCGTCGTTCTGTTGTGCCTTCGCCGCATGTATGAGATGTTCTCGGGGAGTCCGGGCCATGATTGAGTTTGGAGTGCGTCATGTTGGGTTCGCCTTTGGAGTTCATGTACGTCGGTGTCTTGCTGCTCTTTCTCTGGGTCTTGTTTCACTGACGGCGCAAGCGCAGGACACCTGCGAAACGATGGGCCGTGATCGCGTGGCGATCCCCCTCGAATTCGAGTACCCCGGTGCATCTAGCGCCACCCCGCCAAAGCTCGCCTCGTTTCGTGGGTGCGAACTCGCTGCCTTCGGTACGGGCGCCTGCTATGGGCGTGAATACACCCCTGAGCAGCATCCGCCAAATGGCTTCTCCGGCTGGATCTGCGGCGGCACGTACCGGTTTACCGGTAAGAGCGTCGGCGGCTCTGATGAGCCTGGGGGTGATGAGCCTTCCAACGATGGGCACCGGGACCGCGGTGATAAAGCTGGCTGGGGTGAAGGGCGCGGCCTCTCCTGCATGGCGAGTTTGGAGACATGGACTCGCAATGAGTCGGCGGTTCCCGAGGGCAAGCGGCTCGTGCCTTTCGATGGCTTTCGCTATTCGCGCTCTGATCCTTGGGAATGCCTCCATGGGGCTGTATTCGAGCCCTTTTCAGATCGCGTTGAATCTGACTGTGTTTACTTCCATCAAAAGCGCCTCTTGGAGGCAGATGGTGGTTGTCCTGGTATGGATCAGGTCCGGCTGGTTTCTGCGGGTTGGCATGTCAACCCGGATGGTCCCGATTCGGACTGTCTAGACGGTTCCGGCTCCTGTTTCCGTGTCTATGGTGAAGCCAATCTCCTGACCAAGAATGGCCAGTTGACGCGCAACTACGACACCGAGGTTTACGCACGCTGCCCACCCAACACTGTTTTTTCTGCGCGCGCTGGCGGGTGTCTTGCGGACAACAAGGATTCGCGTGATGACGGTAAGGGGGGCGGCGATGACGACGACAACGGCGGCGAAAAGGGTGAACCTGATCTTGAGGAAGCCAGCGCCATAGGAAAGCTGTGGGAACGGTTCTTTGGCAAAGCCGATGCGGAAGGGCCTGGGCTCACTGAGGGCTCCATTGAGGTGCAGAGAAAGACCATTGATCTTTCTGAGCCGCAGGGCTTCAACTGGGGCAAGTACGGCATCGCCACGCAGCGCACTTGCCCGCGTAACGTGGTCTTTCAGTCCACGGTGGCAAATCGCGCTTTCACCATGTTCGATATGGCTGCGGACGTGTGTCCGTCGCTCGATCTGTTGCGCATCGTCCTGCTTGGCATCGCTGCGGTTTCGGCGGTTGTGATCGTTCTTCCTTCAACGCGTTCTGACTCTGGGGTTTGATATGTGGCAACTGCTCTTGGGGATCATTCCCGCAATCGGACGCGTTGCCGTCAGCATCAGTTCGCGCTTCGGCATCTTTGGCTCTGCCCTGCTGCTCCTGGTCGAGCCGATCGCCGGGCGGTTGCTGACGATGTTTGGAATGGGCGCGGTGACGTACACCGGTATCGACCTTCTGGTGGATCGATTCATCAATGACTTCGTGCGATCCATCGGCCAGCTTCCGGCTCTTGCGTTCGAGCTGTTTCGCTACGCGGGTGGCTTGGAGGCTGCGGGCATCATCCTGGGGGCCATCGCAACGAGGATGCTTGTGATCGGCGCATCGTCGGCGGTGAAGTTTCAGAGCATGGGATCGGGCAACTAATGCTGACCCTTATCACCGGCCAGCCTGGGGCGGGTAAGACCCTCTATGCCATCGCCGAGCTGCTGCGGCCGGTCCCTGGCTCGTTCATCGATGCTGAGGACGGCTCGAAGGTCGAGCGCTTCCTTCATAGCAACATCAACGGCCTGTGCGTCGCGCACGAGAAAATCGGGGTCGAGGAATTTCAGGGTGTGCGCGAGTGGGTCCAGCCTGGCGCGGTGATCTGCTTCGATGAGGCGCAGGACGCGATACCTCACGTTTCATCCAGCGCGAAGATTCCTGACGTCGTGAACTGGATGAGTGTGCACCGGCACGCCGGCTGCGACGTGATCCTGATGACGCAACACCCGATGCTGCTGGATGCGCGGGTGCGGCGTCTGGTCAATCGCCACCTGCATGTCGAGCGGATGGGTAAGACCGCATCGGCCAGCGTCTGGGAGTGGACTGGCTGCGACACGGCGCTGAACAAAAAGGCTGCGGCCGCCAAAAAGCTGTGGCGCTATCCAAAGGATGTTTTTCAGCTCTACAAGAGCTCGAAGCTCCACACGAAGCCGGTCGGGCGTCTGCCCGCTGTCTTGTGGGTGTTCCTGATCGCCCTGGCGGTGACGGCCGTCATGGGCTACCGGTTCTTCTGGCATGGCCCTCTCGCTCGGGCAACGCAGGTGGAGCAAGCGGCGGCGAAAGTTCGGGCCGGGGAGGAGGAGCCGCCTAACGCCGATGAGCTTCGCAGGGCGCGTGCGAACGCTCGTTCTCCCTTCCCTGTGCCGTCCTCTGCTGGCACGCCCTACAAGCTCGCTCCAAGCGTCGCGGAGCTGTTCGAGGGGTCTCCTCCCGGGGCCTGCGCTTTCGTGCCTGAAACCTCGTCCTGCGTTTGCTTTGGTGAGGTCAGCGGCAAGGATATTGCCGCTGCGTGTCGGCTATGAGATTCGGGCCGTTTTGGGCGGGTTTGGGCTGGCTTGGCTACTGCCTCCCCGGGGCGCCGCGAACGCATTTCGTTCCCGGACACGGGTTCTTTCACGTCTAGTTACATTCGTCGAGTTAGCCAGCTAGAGCCAGCCAGCCAGTGTGTGTTTAGGAGGGGTGAATTTGTGTTGGTAGGTTATGCGCGGGTCTCAACCAGTGAGCAAGAGACGAGGCTTCAGCGAGACGCTCTGAAGCGGGCCGGTGTTCGTTTGGTGTTTAGCGAGAAAACCAGTTCTGTCGGTTCTCGTCCTGAGCTTCAGCGTGCCCTGGGACATATGAGACGCGGTGATGTGCTCGTGGTTTGGAAAATGGATCGGCTTGCGCGAAGCCTTAAGGACCTACTAGGACTCCTTGAGCGTCTCGATGCTGCTGGATGCTCATTCCGTTCGCTTACTGAGCCGGTCGATACGTCCAGCGCGATCGGTGAGCTTGTGATGCAGATTCTCGGATCTGTAGCGCAGTTTGAGCGCAGGCTCATACGAGAGCGCGCTATAGCGGGGCAGGTTGCCGCCTATCAGCGTGGCGTGCGATGGGGTGGGCAGCCACGCGTTCTATCTGATGAGGATGCCGCCGAGCTTGTCCTATGTCGGCGGTCGGGTTGGTTCACGATTCCGCAGTTGGCGGAGATTTTTGGATGCTCTGAAGCTACGGTCTGGCGGACTTGGTGGCTGGCGACGAAGCCTGATGCTCGGAAGCTGCGGACTAGAGGATTGCCGGTCCTGGGCGCCTACTTAGGTGATGCCATGTCACCAATAAAGTAGAGAGACATTGGCTAGCGGCGCGCTCCCATAGGCCGGCCCATTTCGGGCGCAGGGCTTGAACGGTGCTGATGATTGGTAGTCCGGCCTTGTCCGCGAAATACGCGATTTCGTCCGTTCCTATTTCTGCTTTGCCAGCTCGCCATTCGCTGATGCGTGCTTGTGCGATGTGTAGATCGGTTGCCATTGCGCCAAAGCTAAGTCCGCTCTTGTACTTGGCTTGATCTATCAGGGATCGCGGGTCAATAGTGATATTCAATTTACGAACTCCGTAAAAGATTGCACAATTCGTAAACCGTAATTTTTTACGGCTTCCGTAATTCTGCCACTAGGGGCCGCCATGCACCAGCCAGACCTTCTCGATTGCGCACTTCCAGCCGATGAGGCTATCGCCCCAAGTCTGGCGGCTCCGGGCGTGGCTGGCTCGGAAGTGCGCGCCTCGCGTGGTCGTCGCCCTGTCCATGCTGACGGTGCGGCTCGTAAGCGGGCGCATCGGGCGGGCAAGGCTCGCATCGACTACACCGACAAGCCCGAGATTGCGCAGACCATCGCCGATCTTGCTGACCAGTTCGGCGTCTCGCGCAATGAGGTCATGCAATCGCTGACCCGGTTCGCGCTGACCAATCGCAACTGGAAGCAAGTCGGCCTGTACGGCGCGCGGCGCGATGGGGTGTTGCAGTGACCGCAGACGAAAAGCGCGAATGGACGCACCGCGCCCAGGTCCGCCGCGATGCTGCGTACCTGATCGGGTTCATGGCATGAGCGATCGCGTCTATTGGAGCTGCGTCCGTATCGCTGCGTTGGCGTTCGGCATCGGTTCTGGTTCTGCTGTCGTGGCTGGCCTGTGGTCTGCTGTTGACTATGGCCGTAGGTGCGTGCTGTGAGCCACCTCAACGCCCTGCACGCCCACGCCCAGGCCGCACGCGCCGACGCTGAGGCGGCGCTTCGCGCGTTCTCTCAGCGTCAGTTCGCGCGCGACTTC